AAGGAGTTGTGTAGTTCATGGGATGACATACAACCCGGAGGATGCCAAGGTGAGAAAAGTGTTGTTTGAGCAGGCAACACGAGAGATCTTGATGTTGGTCGGGAGAGATGTGATCAAGATTAAGAGAGGAGGCCTTTCAGGATGGTTAGGAACATTTCTTTTTAATTGCATAGTCAATTTGTTGCTTCAGCGTTATTTGCTTGTGTGGGCAAGCAAAGAACGGGCAGAAGAGCAGAGAAAGCTTGGCAATGAGAGATGGGATGAGGAAAGGATCCGAATTGAGCAGATTCCATCATTGATGTACACTCTAACTGGAGGAGATGATTTCTTTAACGCATTGTTTCCTGGCATTGATTGGTACACTTTCAGAGTGTTCCAAAGCTATGCTAAGAGACTAGGTTGGGAGTTTACTCCTTCGAATAAGAGTGGCCAGACATATGATTTTATGTCTGGGAATGATGGACGGTTCTTGAAGAGAGGTTGGAGAGAAGAATGTGGATTAGCATTCGCTCCCATGGATGAGGAAGATGTGCTTGAGATTTTGAGATGGCGAGATGTCAGTCTTGATTGGAAGAAAGCAGTTCAGGACAATGCAGAGGTGTGCATTAGGGAATTCTTCCATCATGGAAAGGAACGGTTCAAGTATTGGAAGGAGCGAATCAATACTGAGATCGTTGCTCTTGGATGTAAGCAAATAGATCTTACTTTTGAGGACTTGTTAGGGGATTTCTTAAATGAAAAGAAGAACAAGGAGTGGAAGAAAGAATATTTTGCTGCAGGAGAAGAGCAGAAGGAATACATCTGGGGACATTATGATGAGGACGAAGGGTATGGGACTTCATACTGTGTCGGGTACTCGAGGAAATCAGGTCAACAGATTGTAAAGGAGAACAATACCATTGCTCATTTGGAGGGTATTGTTGCACATGGAAAGAATTTGGATAGGCGTATCTTTAGGATCCGGGGAAGATTGGGAGTTCTTCCAGAAGGAGAGTATAGACAGGCTACCACAGAGGCATTGGATGAGGCCATGAGAGTGTTAGCTGAGCTTAGACAGATTTCAGGGACAAGACAAGCATATAACCGGGTGCGGAATGTGTTTGATTCTGTCCTTGTAAC